CGTCGTCGTTGTAAACCAGCGTCTTGTGCATTGAATGCCACCGGTTGTATTTACGGATGAATCCGTCCTCGTTGCCTGATGCTAGCGTGCATGTCTTGTCATACTTTAGGCTCACCCGAGTATTATCGACCTTGGCTGTCATGACGTCGTTCCAGTCGACCGTGTGCTGGCCCTTGAACAACTTTTCGAATAGGATGTACTGCTCACCGCCTCCTGGGTCACCGGTGATGTCGTTGACCACGCGGACATATCCATTGTTGGTCTCTGTGAAGACTGATTGGCTGGAAGTGTACGTAAGCCCGAGTGGGCCCTTGTACGTAAAACAAATACGCCGCCATTGCCATGGCATGCCTGTCGAGACTTGGATCTCGAGTGCCTCCTTGAGGCCGACGATGTAAGGGGTGGTAGACGTGCGGGTAGCGAGATCGTACTTGGTTCCCTTCGCAAGGCCACTGCTAATAGTGTTGTCACGTGCAGTGGCGCACCAGAGAAGAGCCCGAACTTCGTTGACTCCCTGTCCTCCGGTAAGGATGGCGGGAACATCTGACCGATAGGTAGCTCCACCGTTGTTGCCGTCAGCTGTTACATTGGTGTAGCACAACATGTTATCCCTCTTTTTTGTTGAGGTCATGTTGAGGATACGTCTTTTCGTGACTGGTCGGCGGGTTGTGGTCCGGCTTCTCCGATAGGGTCGCGTTCTCGCGGTTGAGCGACGCTTTGAACGCACGGTTCGCTTTCTTGCCCTGTACGAACCATACTTCCGTCGGGCGGCCATTGTTTGCAAAGCTAACGTGTGGTTGGTCGGGGGCGGGGCTTTGGTGTTCCGGTGGTGTCATAGCTTCCGCGGGCCATAGCCCCAAGAAGGGTCGGGGTCGAGGCTATATAGTAGGGGTGTGTCCTGTGTCCTGTCTATAGTATTAGTTTCGACAGGACACCTCTGGACACATGAGTTTCCACTTCAACGCCCGATACGCCCTTCTCACTTATGCTCAGTGTGCCGATCTCGATGGATTCCGGGTTATGGACCACCTTTCTGGACTGGGAGGCGAGTGCATCATCGGTCGAGAAAGCCACGCGGATGGGGGTATTCATCTCCATTGCTTCGTCGATTTCGGACGGAAGTTCCGAAGCAGAAGAACTGCTATCTTTGATGTCGAGGGTCGTCACCCTAACATCGCGCAATCTTACGGAACTCCATGGGCAGGTTACGACTATGCGATCAAGGATGGTGATGTCATATGCGGGGGGCTCGGACGACCCGAGGAGCCTCGCTCAAAACGAGTTAAGAAGGATTGGGATCAGTGGACTGAGATCACGTGTGCACGCGACCGAGACCATTTTTGGGAACTGGTTCATCACCTGGATCCCAAGGCTGCTGCGTGTTCTTACGGGCAGTTGGCCAAGTACGCCGAGTTTCGATTCGCCACTAAACCTCCCGTGTATGGGGCACCGGGAGGAATCGAATTTATTGGCGGAGATGTTGATGGTCGAGATGCGTGGTGCGACCAATCTGGCATTCAGTCTGGAGAACCACTCGTAGGTAAGTGTATCTTGTCCGTCGGCATTGGCTGGGGAGTGTCGGTTGTCGCCTAAGGCTCCAATCGCTTCGCGATCACCGACGACTCCACTCCCCAGCGCATGCCTCGAGGACGCCATTTCATAATAGAATGGGGTCTTTTGCTGACGTAATCAGGCAGATGTTTGTCTTTGGTGTTGTTCGGAAATTCAAGAACCGGGAAAACCTTGTGGGCTAGATCCCTCGGTTCTCACGTGTACACCGTCGGAATGGTTTCCGGATCCGAACTGAAGAAGTGTGAGAACGCTAACGTCAAGTATGCTATTTTTGACGATATACGAGGGGGAATCAAGTTCTTCCCCGCGTTCAAAGAGTGGTTGGGGGCGCAGGCATACGTCACGATCAAGGAACTTTATCGGGAACCTGCTCTAACTAGGTGGGGCAAGCCCAGCATTTGGATTTCAAATGACGATCCCAGGCTTGGTATGGAGCCTGGCGATGTGTCATGGTTGGAGGCAAATTGTATGTTCATTGAAGTTAGGGAAGCTATCTTTCGTGCCAATACAGAGTAGCCTCTGGGCGGAAGCTCAGTCGATCGGACGCTGTAGATCCTGTACGCGCCCTAAATAAATCCAGCACGTAATAATCTCCCATTCCTGCACGTCCTTGAGTCGAAAAAAACTGGGAAGTTTCTGCGCCGCCTAGCTCGTCGTCGTTGTAAACCAGCGTCTTGTGCATTGAATGCCACCGGTTGTATTTACGGATGAATCCGTCCTCGTTGCCTGATGCTAGCGTGCATGTCTTGTCATACTTTAGGCTCACCCGAGT